TTGTAGCAGGCGGCCACCGAGATAGGGAACAAAATTCTGGCGAAAGCGAGGTCACCCCATCTGCCGCGCAGGCTTAAGCGCACCGCCAGGGCGGGGAGGCTACGGTCTCCCCGCCAGGGCTCCAACTTCCTGGAGGGGAACAATGAGGCTTTATTCGGCAATCTGCACGTGGCTTGAAGCCTCTGCTTTCGAGAAGCTCGCCGGCGCCGGCGGTTCCGAGGAGCCGCACCCGGAGGGCAACAACTTCGCCCACGTCGAGCACGCCCACAGCTACACCACCATGCCCGAGCTGCACGCCGGCTGGCGCGAGGAGAGCATCGACTGGATCGACCGCAACCACATCAGCTTGCGCTGGACCCCGCAGTAGCAAACTCACAAAACTCACAGCTGCTCACAAGATTCACCAAATTCACCAGATTCACCCACATTCACCTCGTTTTTATGCCTAATACACACCAGGAGTTTCACCATGAGCAACAGTCTGTTTGATAGTGGCCGGGAAGGATTCTTGGACGGCACCATCGACTGGGACACCGCAGTCATCAAGGTGGCCCTCGTCCGCGGCTACACCTACAGCGCGGCCCACAAGTGGGTCTCCGACATCACCACCGCCTCCGGCACCCTGGCCGCCACCTCCGCGGCCCTGTCCTCCAAGACAGTCACTGCCGGCGTGGCCGACGCGGCCGACATTACCTTCTCCGCGGTGGCCTCCAACGCCGGCAACCACAGCCTCCTGATCTTCCAGTCCTCCGCCGTCACCGGCGGCGCGGATGTGGCGGCCAGCGCGCAGCGCGTCATCGCCTGGATCGACACGGCTACGAATCTTCCTGCCGTACCAAATGGGGGTGACATCTCAGTTGCATGGGATTCGGGAACTAACCGTATCTTCAAACTTTAATTTGGAAAAAGCTCCGTCTCGCAGAATTTAAGGTAGCTCATGCCCACCATTACCAACAATGCCGAGGGCGGGACTACAGGCACGACGGTAACGACGGGCAACAGCGGCGCTGAGAGCGGCACTGCATGCGCCACCGTGCTAATCAACGCCGGCAACGCCATCACGTTCGACACCGCCGCGGCCCACCGCGGCGCGCTCGGATACAAGTTCGATATGGGCACGACGCAGCCGTGTCAGCTCACCTGGACCCTGGCGACCACGATCCGCACCGTCATGAGGTTCTACTTCATGGCCACGGCGCTGCCCTCGGCAAACGACTACATAGCCGTGTACCGCAATGCCACCCTGGGCCCCGCCACGCTGACCCTGACGACGGCAAACAAGTTCAACGTCCAGAACGCCGCCGGCGCGGGCATATCGGCCTCCACGGCCACCAACGCCATCGTGGCGAACACCTGGTACCGGGTCGAGCTTGCCATCACCAAAGGCACGACGACGTCGAACGGCAGGATCGAGTACGCCTACTACATCGGCGACTCGACCACCGCCGAGTTCAGCTACGATTCGGGCACGACCGTCAACGCGGGCACCACCGACATCGCCTCCATCCGCCTGGGCCGCAACACGGCCGGCACCGTGGCCGGCGTCCGCTACTACGACGACATCGCCGCCAAGGACCTGGCCTCCGGCTGGATCGGCCCGCCGTCCGACGCGGTGGCCCCGTCCGGCATTGCCTCCGGCGAGACCTTCGGCACGGCGGCCGTCTCGACGTCACTGACCGCCTCGCCCTCCGGCATCGCCACGGCTGAGGCCTTCGGCTCCGCCGCCCTGACGATCCCGCGGACCGTCAGCCCAGCCGGCATTGCCTCTGCGGAGGCCTTCGGCACGGCAGTGGTCACCAAGACACTCACGGTCTCCCCTGCCGGCGTCGCCTCCGCCCAGGCCTTCGGCACCGCAACCGTCGCCGTCCCGCTGACGATCGCCCCCGCCGGCGCGTCCTCGGCGGAAGCCTTCGGTACTGCGGTCATCACGAAGACGCTGACAGTGTCACCGAGCGGTGTCACTTCCGGCGAGGGCTTCGGCACGGCCGTGATCGGCAACACCGGCCCGACCTCGGTCACCGTCTCCCCGACCGGCATCGCCACGGCGACAGCCTTCGGCACAGCGGCGGTCACCTACCTGACCACAGTCAGCCCGTCCGGCATCGCCTCCGGCGAGGCTGTGGGCACCCCGGCACTGACCACCGCACTGACCGTGTCGCCCGCCGGCGCCGCCAGCGCCCTGGCCTTCGGCACCGCCACGGTGGCGATCACCCCGCCGCCGACGTCGGTCAGCGTGACCGGCATCCCCAGCGCCCAGGCTTTCGGCACCGCGGCGATCTCGACCTTCCTGCAGATCGGGCCGCCCGGCGGAGTCGGCACCGGTGAGGCCTTCGGCATCCCCGCAGTGACGGGCCACCTGACGGCGTCCCCGGCAGGCATCGCCTCCGCCCAGGCCTTCGGCTCACTGACCGTCGGGACGTACCTGACAGTGTCACCGAACGGTGTCACTCCCGGGGAAGAGTTCGGTGCTGCGTTCGTCTCGCTGCCGGACCCGATCCTTACCCCGCCGGGCATCCCCTCGGCTGAAGCCTTCGGCACCACGGTCCTGTCCGGCCAGCTGTCCGGGCCCTTTGTCCTGGTCACCTCCATCCCGCCCGCGCGGTACATCGGCGACCTTCCGCTGCAGACCGAGCGGTCCACCACTACCACCCGTTGGGAGGGCTCCCTTGGCTAACGGCTACCCCCGCGAAAGCATCGAATTCCAGCCCGTCAAGGTCACCCGAGACGGCGTTACCGTGACCGAGGACCTGCTCTACTCCATCGTCCCGGACGGCGACCGCCCCGAGACCTTCACGCCGGCGGTCATCGTCGGCCAGGCCACCGGAGTCATGATCTCCGACCTGCCAGCCGGCACCTACCGCGTCTACGCCAAGATGACCGCCGGCAACGAAATCCCGGTCATCGACTGCGGCTACTTCTACATCTACTAAGGACCCATGCAAGTCACCGTCTGGACCAAGTCCGCCTGCCCCCAGTGCACGCTCACGAAGAACCTCCTGAAGCGCAAGGGCATCGAGTACACCGAGGCGGACCTGGAGGCAGACCCTGACCAGCTCGCCAGGTTCAAAGAGGAGGGCCTGATGCAGGCTCCCATCATCGTCCTGGGCCACGACGGCCGCCGCTGGACCGGCTTCCGGCCGGACCTGATCGAGGAACTGGCATACCTTGCCCCGGTGGCGGAATGACGGCTTCCGGGGGTCCACGAGAAAAGCTCGACTGCCCGCTGACTGGGACCGCCTGCGGGCGGTTGTGCTGCGTCGGTGCGGAAATCGTTGCGAGTGGACCGAGGACGGATTCCGCTGCCTCGCCGCAGCAACCGACGTCGACCACATCCTGCGCGGGGACCTGCACCAACTGTCCAATCTTCAAGGATTGTGCGGCAGGCATCACGGCCTGAAGACCAGCGCGGAAGCGAACGCCGTCCAGGCGGAGAAACGGAAGCTCCTCCGCCTTCCCGAGGAGCAGCAGCCCGGGGTCATTGACGGCCCTCCCCAACCACCCACACATCGAGGATTCTGAATATGGGAGCAAAAGGCCCACTGCCGAAAAGGTCGGAAGAGAGAACGAGGCGTAACCGCCCCGAAAATGAGGGCGGCGTGTCGCTCTCCAAGGGCGAGCGTGTCCCTTACCGGGTTCCCCCCGTTGACAGCGCCTGGCACCCCAGGGCCAAGCAGTGGTACCGCTCCCTGGCCCGTTCCGGGATGCGGGAGTACTACGAACTTTCCGATTACGAAATGGCCCGCATCCTCTGTGATGCGTTGACCGAGTACTACAAGCGGCCGACAGCGATGATGTTGGCCACGATCATGCAGTCCATGACATCCCTCGGAGTGACCGAGGGCGAACGCCGCCGGATGCGGATTGAGCTTGAGTCCCCCAAGGAACTTGAGACCCCCGCCTCCGTAACGGCCATTGACACATACCGCGCGCAGCTGGGGGTCCAGGAGGCCTGACCCTGCCGCATGAGAGGTAGGGGCCAGGTGCCCAACGCTTCACAGAATGTCCGAGGGGGTGATTACTATCCCTTCACTATCGCTTGAAGAAATTGAGCAGATCGAGCCCACGGCCGAGAATGCTCTCAAATACTTCCCGCCCTCATTCATTGGCCCCACGTGGCAGAAGGATGAGAGCGGCAAATGGCTGCTGCCCGAGCGCACGCTCGGTTGGGAGATCCTCGGATGGGTTGCCGAATGGCTGACCTTTTCCGACGAACGGCCCTTTATGTGCACGCCCGAACAGGCGCGGTTTATCCTCTGGTTCTACGCCATTGACCACCGCGGAAAATTCGCCTACCGCAAGGCCGTCCTTCAGCGAATGAAGGGATGGCCAAAACTGCGGCAAAGATCCGCTGGCCGCCGTGATGTCGATCGTCGAACTGATCGGCCCCAGCCAGTTTTCGCATTGGGATGAGAACGGCAACCCTGTAGGTAAGCACCACCCGGATGCTTATGTCCAGGTCACCGCAGTCTCGGAATCACAGACCGAAAACACCCGCGACGTATTCCCCGGACTAATCCCGGAGCGCACCCGCCAGGCCTTCGGCATGGATGTCCAGAAGGAAATCATCTACGCCCGCCAAGGCCGGCAGAAGCTGCGCACAATGAGCGCCAACTTCCGTTCCGCGGAAGGCGGCCGTGTCACATTCTGTGTGGCCAATGAGACCCACCACTGGACGCCGGGACAACGCGGCCCACAGTTTATGAACGTCATCACTAACAACCTTACCAAGGTCAAAGGTCGGCTCCTGTGCATTACCAACGCCTACGAGCCTGGCGAAGACTCCGTGGCACAGACCATCCGCGAGGAACAGGAAAAGGTCTGGGCAGGACTTGCCAAACCGTCGGGATGGATGTATGATTCGCTCGAAGCTCATCCTGACGCACCACTTACCGAAGAATGGGCAAAATGGATCGTTTCAACGATCCGCGGGGACGCCCACTGGCTCGACGTCGAAGACATCGTCAGTGAGATACAAGATGGATCCAAGACCACAGCTTCCAAAAGACGCATGTGGTTCAATCAAATTGTTTCCTCCGGAGATTCCCTCATTACTGTGGCCCAGTGGGACCGCATTCTTCAGCCCGGCTGCTACGGCGACAAGCGCGACCTCAAAAAGGGTGACGCTATTGTCATGGGATTCGACGGATCAAAAACGGATGACGCCACCGCCCTGGTCGCAATTCGCATTGAGGACAACCTGATTGTCCCGCTGGGAATTTGGCAGAACCCGGACCCCTCCGTGAAATGGCAAGTGCCAATCCTCGAGGTCGAGTCCGAGGTCCACCTCGCATTCTCAATGTATAAGGTCCACGCCTTCTTCGCGGATACCGCATATTGGGAGAGCCAAATCGACACCTGGTCTGACGCCTATCGTGAGCGGCTGCTCGTAAAGGCCAGCCCGCGCTCCACGGTGGGCTTCGATATGCGCGGCAACAAGGCCCGCATTTCCCAGACCACCGAGGCATTTGTCGGTTCCATCGTCGACGGCCGCGTCAAGCAAAACGGCCATCGACTTATGCGAATGCACGTTTTGAATACTAAAAGGCGCACCAACACCTACGGCCTTTGGTTTGGAAAGGAATCGTCTGAGTCCCCCAGGAAGATTGACGGCTTTGCCGCCGGCTTCCTCGCCTATATGGCACTGACCACCCTCGCCGAGTCCGGCAAGCAACCCCCCAAGGAATTCAGCCGAAAGCTGTACACCTTCACTTAAAACTCACAGGAGAACCATTGCCGACCTTCGACGAATTTTCCCGGGGGCAGCGGGATCAGATCTACGCCAATCCTGACGTGAAGGCCGGCAACTTCGACATGGAGCTGGTCGAGGACATGCTGCTGTGCCTGTCGCACGACCGGGTCGAGTACGACCTGTGCCACGACTATTTCGACGGCAAGCAGCTCATGCCCTACGCGCCCCGCAATGCGACCCCGCAGATCAGGGATCTCCAGAAAAGAAGTATTGCAAACTGGATTCCACTTTTGGTCAACTTGCCGAGCCAAATGAGCTTCGTGGACGATTACCGCCGGCGCACGGCAGGCAAGCTCGATTCCAAGGATGCAGCCAAGAAAGACTCCGCGGAGAACTCCAACACCGAATGGGTCCTGTGGCAAAAAAATCGCATGGACGGGCGCCAAGGAACCATCTACCGCTCGGTCCTGCTGTACGGCCACGCCTTCGTCGCGGTGAACAATATCGACCCGAAGAACATCCGCTTCGACATCCTGCCGACCCGCCACACTGTGGCGTACTTCAGGGATCCGATCAATGACATCCGGCCGTCCCACGTCCTGACGATCAAGAGCTACCCGCGCGGCGAGAAGTACCCGGGCCTCGCGGTCTTCTGGGACGACGTCTACCGGTGGGAGATGACCTACGCCGCCAACGGCAAGCTCATCGTCAAGGGCAAGCCCTTCGCCCACGGCCTGGGCAAGTGCCCGGTGATCCGGTATACCTGCTTCCTCGATGATGAAGGCCGCACGAGAGGCGTCGTCAAGCCCGCCATTCCGCTGCAGGACCGCCTGAACCAGGCGACATTCTCCACGAATGTGACGAGCGATTTTGGCGCCTTCAAGGTCCGCTACGCCGCCGGCCTCATGCCTTCCTTTAAGAAGGACGAGAATGGCGACCTGATCCTGGATGCGAACAACGAGCCGATCCCTGAACCGATCGAGATCTCCCAGGCCTCACTCCTGCTGAGTGATGATCCGGCGACCAAATTTGGACAGCTGGAGGAGACACCGCTCGATGGATATATCCGCCAGGAGGAGCAGGCCGCGAGGAACTTCACCACGCTGAGCCAGTTCCCCCCGCTGGCCTCCATCTCCAACCTGGCCAACCTGTCGGCCGAAGCCTGGGCCGCAGCCGAGGCCCAGTTCATCAGATGGATCGACTCCCTGCACGTCACCCTGGGCGAGTCCCATGAGGAGCTGCTGCGCACCGGGGCCCTGGCCGCCGGCGACCAGGCCGGCGCCGAGTCCTACGGCGGAGAAGTCCGCTGGCGTGACATGACCACCAA